ATGCACCCCAGCGACAGCACCTCGGCCGATGGCCTGATCCATCTGCAAGCGGTGGTCACGCGGCCGGTCAACTGGGTTTGGCCGGGCTGGATTCCGCTGCGGAAGATTACCGTCGTGGACGGCGATCCGGGCCTGGGCAAGAGCACTCTGCTTCTGGACCTGGCGGCCCGTGTCAGCCGGATGGATACCATGCCCGACGGCAGCCGGGGTCGCTACGGCGAAGTGCTGCTGATGATCGCCGAGGACTCCCTCGAAGACACCGTCAAACCCCGGCTTCTGGCCGCTCGAGCCAACCTGGATCGGATTCATAGCTTTGAGTTCGTACGGGACCGGGACGGCACCCGACCTCCCGTCCTGCCGGACGATATCGGCCGCTTGGAGGAACTGGTCAAGGCTCACGAAGTGCGCATGGTGGTCATCGATCCGTTTGTGGCCTACCTGTCGGCGACCTTGGACAATTCCCGCGATCAGCACATGCGGCGGGCCTTGCACCTGCTGGGCAAGCTCGCCGAGCGGCAGGAATGCGCTGTCATACTCTTGCGTCATCTCAATAAGGGTGCGCAGAGTAAAGCCATCTACCGAGGCGGGGGCTCGATCGGCATCATCGCCGCCGCTCGGGCCGGCATCCTGGTCGCCAGGGACCCGACCAATGAAAGGTGCCGAGTGCTGCTGATCAGCAAGACCAACCTGGCCGTCATCCCGACCGGGCTGAAGTACGAGTTGGTTACAACCCAGGACAAACAAGTCGTGGTCGCCTGGCGCGGGCTGTGTCACGCGAGCGCGGATGGCGTGTTGGAGGCCCGCGGCGGCCAAGAGCAAAGGACGGCCCTGGAAGAGGCTGTGCAATTCTTGATGGACGTGCTCGCGGAAGGGGACCACGAGTATCACGCACTGGTCCGCGAAGCGAAAGCCAGCGGCGTCCACGAGAGGACCTTGCGGCGGGCCAAAGGACAACTAGGCATTCGATCCTACCGTGTGGGCAACCCAGCGAAAGGGATGAAATGGTTCTGGTCAATCCAACCCAAGAGCGAAGCAACGGCAGCGAGCGGCCGAGCCCATTCCAAGAGCGAAACACCAACTGGGTCGCCATCGGCGTTGCAACAAGACCGAGCGCAGCAGTGCCCCGGGAGTTGGGCCGACATCCTCGGGTCCGAAGGCTAAGCCACGGCCAGACTTCCGAAGTCTCGAAGACTTCGGAAGTCTTGGTAACTCCCTTGCAACGGGCACTGGCCCGCGACCAGAGGCTTTGCGCCAAGTATCGTGACTTACTGCGCGACAACTATGCCGCGCTCTTGCTCCGCCGGCTGCGGATCGTTTGGTACGCCCATCGGGCCTCCCGACGACGCCCTCTTTATCGTGGCTGCCGGCGCTTCCAGTTGGCCGTGCTAGCATGCCTGGATGCCCTAATTCCTTTGGGCGACGAAACTTAACGCGGATTTCTGAGATGACCAAGCTCCACAAACTTGGTCATCTCAGAAATTAACCTGAGAGCACAAGTGAAATGGCCATAAGGAGTTATGAAGAGCGCCCAGTTTCTGAGATGACCAAACCAAGCCGGTTGGCGCGGTCATCTCAGAAAATGGTCATCTCAGGAAAGGTAGGGGCCGGCAGCGCTTGCCTTGCACTCCGGACGGTTGGCTGGCTTCATTCGAGGTTCTTGCTTGACTGCCCCCCCGCTAACAGGCGCGTACATTTCTGCCCTGGCTCCAGGCTGTGTGACGTGTGGCACGCGTGTCAATTGCGTTAGAGAGATTAAAGATACCTTCCTTTAATCCCTATCGCTAGTATACACTATAACCATGCCGCTTACACCCCAACAGCAACTAGCCTTGGCCTTCAACCCCGCCTTATTGTTTGCCGCCCGCGGCTTAACGCCGGATCGGTGGCAAGAAGAGTTGCTCCAGAGTCGCGCGCCGCGGATCCTGCTCAATTGCTGCCGGCAAGCGGGCAAATCAACCGTGGTCGCGGCCCTGACGTTGCACACCATGCTCTACCAGCCAGGCAGCCTGACGCTGCTGGTGTCGAAATCGCTGCGGCAGTCGAGCGAGCTGTTTCGCAAGGTTCTCGACTTTTACCGGGAGGTCAAGGACCTGGCGTCGGCCCTGGCCCGGACTAGCCTGGACCAGGCCGCCGATTGGCAGCGTTTCCACATTCCGGCCAGTCAGGTGCCACGCATTCCTCAGGAGCATCTCGATCGGGAGCTGCGCTCCTCCGGGCCAACCTGGTTCAACCAGGAATACGAGTGCCGGTTTGAAGCGCGCGAAGGGCTGGTCTACCCCGATCTGCCCGGCTGCGTGGTCGACAGCTTGCCGCCCGCGATCGCCCAGGTCTCGAGCGAGCTTTTGGCTCGGCGACTCGCCTCGGGTCGGCTGGTGGGCGGCATCGATTTCGGCTTCCGCGATCCCACGGCGGCGGTCTGGGGAGTGCGCGACCCGGAGACCGATATCCTCTGGCTCCTGGGCGAGTTCTATGCCAACAAGCAGACCTTGCCGCAGCTTGTCAAGGCGCTGCCTCGCAGCGTCACCTGGGAGGCCGATCCCAGTGCGGCTTTGCAGATTCAGGAGTTGCATCGGGCCGACTTCAAGATCCGGCCGAGCAACAATTCCCTGGATCCCGGCATCCAGGCAGTCACCAACCGCATCGAATCGGGCCGTCTGAAGATCCTGCGCTCGGCCTGTCCGCACCTGTTGACCGAGGCTCAACTCTATCAATTCGATGCCGACACCCAAGAGCCCATCGACAAGGACAATCATGCCCTGGACGCCTTGCGTTACCTGATCGCACGACTGGACCACGGTTTCATGGCCCGACTTCGCCGAACCGCCGCAGACCCACCGCCACCGGGCCGGCCGTGGCTGAGTGTTCACAACGAACGGCTCTGGACACCGCTGAATTACTAACAGATTTAGCCCGCGAGCTTCTTTGGAGTGCGGCGTGCGTCGCCGCTTTGGATTGGGACGGTGCAATCCAAAGCGGCGACGCACGCCGCACTCCAAAGAAGCTCGCGGCTGGAAGGCTTTGAGAGAAACCCTTATGCACACCCCCGCCGCCCTCGCCGGCAGCCAGTGGACCGGCACGCAATTCGTCGATGCGTACAAACGCAACCGCGTGCCCACGCCCAATGAGCTGCTCGCCGAGCTGAAAAACACTGCCTTTACCTGTGCCAGCATCAACGCCGCCGTCTGTGCGGCCTATCCGCCCAGGCTCTACGTCGCTACCCACCCCTATGAGCCGGAGCCGAAATGCCGGACCAAAAGCCTCAGCCGGGCCACCGTCGAGTCGCTGCAGAAATCGCCTGCCCTGCCGGTCCGGCATAAAGGAGCGCAGCTCCGCGAAGTGCTCGAACATCCGCTCCTCCGGCTGCTCCGCCAGGTCAATCCCGTCCACAACCGGTTCGATCTCTGGGAGCTGACCACCTTCTACCAGGAGACGCTCGGCTCGGCGTACTGGTACCTCGAATTCGGGGCGCTCGGCGTCCCCGAGCGGATCTGGCTGCTGCCGGCTCAGAATATGATCCCCAAACGCCAGCCGCAAAGCACCCGGCTGGTCGATTATTACGAATACCGCACCGGGGCTACGACCACCAGCTTCCGCCCCGAGGAGATCATCCACTTCCGCTATCCCGACCCCAAGGACCCGTACACAGCCGGGCTGTCGCCGCTGCGGGCCTGCTTCGAGCAGGTGGCCCTGACCTCGGACTACCTGGCGTTCAAGAAGGCCACCTGGGAGAACAGCGCCGTGCCGGGGGCGGTCATCAGCCCGGACGATATCGTCGGCGAAGAGGAACGCGACCGGCTCGAAGCCCAGTGGAACGCCAAGTTCCGCCGTGGCGGCGCCGGCCGGGTCTTGATCTCCGAGTCGGGCATGCGGGTCAGCGTCCTGTCGCACAGCATGGGCGACCTGGCCGCTCTGGCCGAATACGGAGCGACCAAGGAGGATATCGCCAACGCCTTCCACGTGCCGGTCAGCTTCCTGTCCAAGGAGACCAACCTCGCCAATCTCCAGGCGGCCGAGCATCAGCACATGAGCAAGGCGATCTTCCCCCGGCTGCAGCGCCGTGACGAGAAGATCAACGAGCAGCTTGTGCCGCTTTACGATCCGTCGGGCCGGCTGTTCGTCGCGTCCGAGGACCCGATTCCTTACAACCAGGAGATCGCCTGGCGGACCCTGGAGATGGATCTCAAGTACGGCCTGGTGACGATCAACGAGACGCGCGCCGACCGGGGTCTGCCGCCGGTGCCGTGGGGCGACAGTCCCTGGCTGCCGGTCGGCTGGGCGCCGGCGGACCTCCTGAACCGGATCGATTCGGCGCCGGGCACGGGGCGGGCGAAGTTGGTTCAGCAAGAGGACAAACAGGCGACCCGGCAGTGGAGCCAGGCGGCCGATCGGAGCGATTCGCAACACGACGAAAGTGCGTAGTCCTCGCCGGAAGTGGCTGGGAGCCCCGGATGGGGCGGTCGTGGTTAGCCAGGGGTGTCAACCCCTGGAATGGCAGGCCTGCCATGGATTAAGCCCCGGCTGGGGCGGCAGTACTGTCGCCCCTACCGGGGCTCTGACCCGCGTTGGCCCGCTCGTTCCAGGGGTTGACACCCCTGGCTAACCACGATCGCCCCATCCGGGGCTCCCCGGGCGCACCTCCAGCTACAGATTAATACCACGGACTTACCAATGAAAATCTACCTGGCCGCACGCTACGGCCGTAAGCAGGAGATCGCCGACCGGGCTCGGGAGCTGGAGGCCGTAGGCGTGATGATCACCAGCCGCTGGCATGATAAGCCGTTTGAGCCTTACCCCCGCGACGCCACCAACCCCGACCCGGAAATGATCCGGGCCGCCCTTGACGACCTTCGGGACATAGACCGTGCCGACGCCCTTTTGGTGTTCACCGACCCCGGCGCCGTCCTGGGCGGCGGCCACCACTGGGAGGCCGGCTACGCTTATGGCCAGAACAAGATCATCTATCTCCTCGGACCCCGACAAACCGTGTTTTATCACCTGGCCAGCATCCGGCAGTACCACCATTGGCAAGACCTGAAAATGGCACTAATGACCAATGACCAATTCCCAATGCCCAAAGAATGACCAAGCACCAATGCCCCAATGGCCTAAGGCGTGGTTCGGCATTGGTCATTGGTCATTGGTCATTGGGCATTCTTTGGGCATTGGTCATTGGGAATTGGGCATTCCTCTTGAAAGGAACTTCTTCGTGCAAGACCTCAAGTTGACCGAAGGCCCGCTGGGCTTTCCCGTCACCGACCGCCAGGCCCTCGGCCTGAACAGCATCCTCAAGACTCTGCCCAAGGACGACGCCTACCGCTACCGCAAGGCCATCGTCACCAAGGGTCCGTCGGAAGTTCTGCCCGGCGAGCGCTCCGATGTCTCCTGGATCTCCACCGAGGACCCGGACCGCATCGGCGATGTCGTCCTCGCCAAGGGGATGAACGATTCGCAGTTCAAGCTCAACCCGGTGGTGACGCTGGAGCATTGCTACAAGCTGCCCGCGGTGGGCAAGAGCCTGTGGCGGAAGGTGGTCAAACTCGTGGAGCGTGGGGCGTGAGCCGCAGTCCGTGGAGCGTGAGGCCACGCCCCACGCGGTCTACGGCGTCAAAGCCAAGACGGTTTACCCTGCTCGGCCCGCCGAGTGGCCCGACAGCAAAGAATGGCCGCCCGATATCGCCTTCACGCTTCTCCAGGCCGGTCTCTTGCAAGGCAAGTCGATTGGCCTGTTGCCGACCAAGATCCACTTCCCCAGCCAGACCGAGATCGACCGCTTCGACTGGAAGAGCGCCAAGCTGGTCATCGACGAGTGGCTGTTGCTCGAATACGCCTGCACGGCCCTGCCGATGCAGCAAAACGCCCTGGTCGAGGCGATCAGCAAGAGCCGGCTCCAGCTTCCTGAGGAGTTTCTGGAAATTCTCGGCTGGAAGGGGGCCTGGCCGGGGTCAGACGTGGGGCGTGAGGCGTGGGGCGTGGAGCGGGAGGCGTCGAGCGGGAGCGGTGAGGCCACGCCCCACGCCGCACGCTCCACGCCCCACGATGACTTCTCCTTGTCTCGCTTCACGCCGCTCGAAGAGATTGAAAAGGCGTTTACGCGCCAGATCGCGGCCCTCGACATCAAGAGCTTCGCCGACCAGGCGGCCCGCGAGGCGCTGGATCGGCTGCGAGGACGCGTGTGAAGACTGCCACCCTTCTTTGGAGTGCGGCGTTGGTCGCCGCCTTGGATTTGCACGACCTCAATCCAAAGCGGCGACCAACGCCGCACTCCAAAGAAGGGTGAACAGTCTCTTGACTTATCCTATAAAGAGTCTGTAACATTCACTATCGAAGTCATCAGGGACACGCGGCGTAGGCGAACCTCAAGTCTCCCCGCCGGGCCGGTCCTGGAGATCGACAAGTCTAACTTCCTCAGCTCGTATTCGGAACCTTAAGCAATGCTCATCAAACTCAAGCAAGCCCTCATGGGCTCCGCTGCCGGCAAAGTCATGGACGTGGCCCCCGGCGAAGCCAAAACCCTGATCGACCGCGGCATCGCCGAGCCGGCCGGCGACGACGCCCTCAGCCCGGTGATCGTCAAGGCCGCCGAGGCCTTGACGGCCAAGCTCTCCGATTCCATCGGCAGCATCGTGGACGCCACCCTGGCGCGCTTCCAGGAAGCCCAGGAACAGGCCCGCCGCAACTCGGTGCCGGCCATCTTCGGCGATGGCAGCCAGGGCGATCCGCGGCACAACTTCGGCGACTGGCTGTCGCATGCCATCAAGGCGATTACCTCGACCCCCAAGGAGGCGATGGTCGCCGCCGACTACCTGGAGAAGAACTACCGGCAGTCCTTCTATCAGCAGAAGGCGGCCCTGGGCGAGTCGTCGGGCATCACCGGCGGCTACACGGTGCCGACGCAATTCGCCGAGCAGATTCAGCTTCTCATGGCCGAGGAGACCTTCATTCGGCCGCGAGCCTTCGTGCAGCCGGTGACCAGCGCGGTCATGCAGATCCCTTATCTCGATGTGACCACCGCTCAAGCGGCCGGAGTTTCGGCCTTTTTCGGTGGCATGCAGGCGGCATGGACGGCCGAGGCTCAGACCCGCACTGAGTATGAGCCCCAGTTCAAGCAACTGGAACTCCGGCCGTGGGAGCTGTCCGCGTACTCGGTCTCTTCGAACGTGCTTCTGCAAGACTCGCCCATCGGCCTGGAAAAGTTTCTCATGCAGCTTTTCGCCAAGGTCATCGGCTGGACCGAAGAGTACGCCTTCCTGCAAGGCAACGGCGTCGGCAAGCCGCAGGGCATTCTGACGTCGGCGTCGCTGATCGCAGTTACCCGAGCCACGCCTGGCAAGATCAGCTACGCCGACGTGGCCAGCATCCTGAGCCGGCTGTTGCCGTCGTCGCTGCAGCGGGCCGTCTGGGTGGTTCATCCTTACGGCTTGATCGATCTCGTGCAGTTGCGGGACGCCGCCGGGCGCGTGGTCTGGGTCGATGCCATGGGCGGTGCCCAGAAGGGCATCCCCGGCTTCCTGTTCGGCCGGCCGGTTTATGTCAGTGAAAAGGTGCCGACTTACGGCACCAAGGGCGATCTGTCGCTGCTTGATCCGGGCCTGTACGTGATCGGCGACCGCATGGGTCTGGAAGTGGCGGCCAGCGAGCACGTCAACTTCCTCAAGAATCAGATGACCTGGCGGGTGGTCGAGCGCGTCGATGGCCAGCCGTGGATCGAGAAGGCCATCACCCTGGCCGACGGCACTAGCACGGTCAGTCCGTTTGTCACCATTGCCACCTAAAAACGCCTCTGTGCATCCTCTGTGTCTCTGTGTCTCTGTGGTTATGTGGAAGAAAACCACAGAGACACAGAGACACAGAGGATGCACAGAGAAATCCACAATCTGAAAGGAATTTACTCAATGGCCAAAGCCAAACCGTTCGGCCGCAAGCCGGTCGATCGTCTCAAGCCCAAGCCCACCGACCGAGGCCGGCAATCGCGCGGCCCGTCGTTGCCCAATGTCCGGCCGCCGAAGCCGTCCACGCCTCCCGGCGGCGATCCGCGCCAATCCCGGCACGGCGGCCACCTGCAAACCAACGCCGACAAAGGCGGCGAAGTTACCTACCGGTAATTGAATCGTGGGGCGTGGGGCGTGAGGCCTACCAGACTTCCGAAGTCTCCAAGACTTCGGAAGTCTTGCCGCGAGCCCGCCTCACGCTCCACGCCTCACGCCCCACGCCCCACACCCCACGATTGTGCTTCAAGAAACCTAACCCACAAGGATTTGCCAATGTACACCGAACAACTTACCCAGCAGCTCGGCATCCTCGGCCATCTGCCGCCCCAGAGCCTGGCTGTCGGGACCGACAACTCGATCACCAACATCGACATGAGCAAGTTCAAACGCGTGCTCTGGATTCTCGATGTTGGCGCCTTTGGTGCTTCCGGCACCGTGGACTTCAAGATCCAGGAGTCCAAGACCTCGGGCGGCGCCTACCAGGACATCTCCGGCACGGCGATCACCCAGCTCCAAGCCGGCGGCGGCAATAACCGCCTTGTCACGGTCGAATTCCGCCAGGACCAGCTCGACCCCGGCTACCAGTTCATTCGCCACAACCTGGTGATCGGCACGGCGGCTAGCCAGGTGTGCGTGATCTGCCTGGCCGGCGAGGCCATCCACAAGCCGGAAGGCGGCTCGGTCGGCGGCCAGGATATCGCGGCCGTGGCTCAGCGACTGGTGCTTTAGTCCGTAGTCCGTGGTTCGCAGCAGAAGGTGTGGCCGGGGCTGGAGTCTTCGGAAGCCCCGGTCTGGCCGGCAGCTACTCGGCGCTTCCGCCGGGGCTTCCGAAGACTCCAGGCCCGGCCACACGTCCCGCTACCCACTCAGAGGTGCAACTATGGAAGAAGAAATCCGAACCTACGCGCGTCGCGGCAGCGAAGAGAAGGGGCGAAAAATCTTGCGACCTTTGAAAGAGCAACAGCACGAGGTGCTCGCCCTGGCCGAGGACGACGACTTCCGACCCGAGTCGCAAAGATGTTACCAGGGCGACACGTTCCGAGATGACATTTAACCGGCAGGCGTCTCGATCGGCTCTAGCCGCTGCACGTGCAAGAGAGAAATGACAATGAACTGGTCGTACACTGCTTCGCTCGGCTGGTCGCGCACGCCGACGACCACGCTGCGCCTGCCCGGCATCAGCCACTCGGGATGACGAACCTCGTAGGTCGTCCCGTCGGTGGTGACCAGACGAAAGGGTACAAACGGCCGACGCCGTAAGAGTGCAAGTATGTCTTCGCTACTCATGATGAATAACCTACCTGCCCACGATTTGCGCGTCAACGTGCTCACCCTGGCGGTCCCCAACGACCGCCTGCCGGCTGTGGGCTACTGCCTCCGCGCCCTCCTGCCCGCCGAGGAATACGACCCCGACTTCCACGGCCAATATCTCCAAACCACCTACTTCGATACCGCGACTTTCAAGCTCCGCAAAGCCCGGTTGAAGGGAAGGAAGTACCTCACCGTCCGCATTCGCTGTTATGCCCCGACGCACGGGCCTGGCCGCAATTACCCCGACGGCGTCTACGCCTTGAGCCTCAAGACCGAAGCCGGCAAGTACCGCCAGCCCATGAGCCCAGCCGACGCCGAAGGCCTGCTCGCCAAGGGCATTGAGAGCCCTGAGGAGTTCAACCTGCCGCCCGATCTCCTGGCCCGCTACCTCGACCTGGCCGGCGACGCGCTGCTTTTGCCGGTGGTCACCGTCTGCTTTTCCCGCTACGCCGTCGAAAGCACGACCGACCGCCTGACACTCGATAGCGGCATCGTCAGCTCCAACGGCAAAGTCTTTCCGACCAATGTGCTGGAAGTGAAAACCACCACCCAGCCGTTTGTGCCGGTCCCTGAAGTCACGCAATGGGGCCTCAGCCCCATCCGGCTTTCCAAGTTTCTCTGGTCCACCACTTACGGAGTCCGTTAATGCCATCACGCATGTCTCCACGATCCTTCCTCGGTGTTCTGTCTTTGTGCACGGCGATCGGGCTCGCCGGCCTGCTCCTGGCGGCCGATCCCAACGCCATCAAGCACCAAGGCCCCGACACGCTCGGCAATCCGCTTGGCGTGGCGGTCAATCCGCCGGGCGCCAACGGCACTTTCCAAACGGCCCTCACCGCCAGCAGCCAGACCACCACCGGGAATACCGCGATCAACGCCACGCTAGCCGGCACTTCCGGGAAGACCACCTACCTCACCGGTTTCTATGTCACGGGCAGCGGCGCGACTTCGGCCTCGATCATCACGGTGACGATCAGCAACACCGTCAGCGGCAGTCTGCTTTATCAACTGGTCATTCCTGCCGGGGTAACCACGAGCCTGACGCCGCTTAACGTCCAGTTCAGCTACCCGATTCCGGCCAACGCCACCAATATCAGCATCCAGGTGGCGGTTCCGGCCTTCGGCTCGGGGAACACCAATGCCTCGGTCGTGGCCCCCGGCTTCCAGATGTAATTATGAATGACGCTCTGCTAACTCTGTATTTCCTCGCCCAGGCCGTCACCCTCGGCTCACCCAACTTCCAGGCGCGCGAGGCAGCGACCCGAGCCCTCCAGGGCGCCTACCCGGCCGCCCGAGCCGCGGTGATCCTCGCCCGCCGGTCCGCCGACCCGGAGATCGCTCACCGAGCCGGCTGCATTTGGAGGTCTTGGAAAAATCAGCGCGTCGTGCGACTGGCCCAAGAAGGCTTCTCGCAGTGCTACTGGCAGATCCGACTGTACGAGCCGACGTGCAGCCTGAACCAGATGTGCAAGTTTCTCCCCGGCAACATCCACCTTCAAGTTTCGAAAGAGCCTTAACATGAGCCAGAGCCGTCAAGACAAAGCCTTGAGCCAGGCCAACGCCCTGTTGGCCTTGATGGTTCAATTCCAGGGGCTGCGGTCGTCCCTGGACGAGCTGATCTATCAATACATTTCCGAGACTTATAACACGATTTGGGGCGCCCTGCCGACCGCCGCCCTCAACGCCGACGGCTCGCTCGGCGCCGCCGACCCGAGTCCGGTGTCGACGCACCCCATCGATACGCGAGTCGGCAATGCCAGCGTTCTTACCAAGGTAATTTCTCAAAGCCAGCTCGTGGCCGGCATTAGTTTCCTGCAAGACTTCCAGAAGTTCCTTAACAATCAGGCCGTGAGCACCAGCCAGCGGTCGCAGACGTTAGACGATCTGGCCAGCTAGTCTGTCGCACAGAGGAGGTGTGGCCGGGGCTGGAGTCTTCGGAAGCCCCGGCGGAAGCGCCGAGTAACTTGCTTGTCAGACCGGGCCTTCCGAAGACTCCAGCCCCGGCCACACCTCCAACTACGTTTAAGAAAGATGAATCCCCATGGCTGCCATTGATCTGATCACCAACGCCCGCGCCCGCGTGGCTCTGCCCTCGGCCGCCGGCAGCGGCACCAGCGACGACACGGCGATCAATACCCTGATCACCGCTTGCTCGCGGGCCATCATGCGCTACTGCAAACACGGCTTCGTCGTCGATACCTACGACGAACTCTACAACGGCCGCGGCGAGCGGCAGTTGGTACTCCGCAATTACCCAATTCAGTCCGTGCAGAGCGTCCGCTACCGGCCGGTGACCGTGATGAAGATCACTCGCACGGACGGGCAGTCCGCGACACCCCAGGCCCGCGTGGAAGTGCTCAACGCCGGCCTGCGGCTGACGAGGGTCTCCAGCGGCGTCAAAACCCAGACCACCACCGGCCTGACCTTCGCCGCCAATCTGACCCTCAGCGGTCTTGGCGCCGCGGTTCTGGCCGCCGACGACGGCAAATGGACCTGGGCAAGCACAGGCTATGACACCTGGCCTTCCGCAGACCTCTTTTGTCCGAATGGCTCGACCACGGACACCGGCGGCGAGACCGGAGCACCGGCCGGCCAGGGCGCCCTGCAGTGCGTGGCCGGCTCTTACGCCGAGCTGAAAATGCACACCTACGAATTGCAGGGCTACCAGATCAACGAGCGCCAGGGCGGACTGCTCCGCGCCATCCCCTACACCGATCCCGAGCTTCTGCACCCGGAGGATCTGATCTTCCCGATCGGCGTCAACAATTTCCGCATCCAGTACACCGCCGGCTTCTCGACGATTCCCGAGGACCTGCAAGAAGCCTGCGCCCAATTGGTGGCCTACCACTTCCGCCTCGGCCCGCGGGAAACCGCCACCACGGTGATTCCGCCCTTAATCGCCCAGTACCTCGGCCATTATCGAAGTCATTTGATTAATATGCCCGGAGGATAATCCGACATCGTAGCCGGTCTTTGGGGTGCGACGTTGGTCGCCGCTTTGGTTGCACCGCCCCAATCCAAAATGGCGACCAACGCCGCACTCCAAAGACCGGCTACGGACTTCGGACCGCTTATGACTGCGTTCTTAAACCAAGGCCAAGATGGTTATCAGCCACCACCACCCTGGCAGCCCGCCCAGCCGCCGCCCGCCTGCCAGCCGAACGGCCGTTCCGGCAGCGGCCTCGGCAGCAGCCAGTCCAACCCAAGGAGTCTCACGACCGGCAGTCATTTCGGCCACCACAAAACCACCTCCTCGGTCTACAAGAAGCGACCCAAGCCGCCTCAGCACAAGCCCCCGAAGCACAAAAAACACCACGGTAAAAAAGCCAAGCAGCACCGAAAGCACAAGCATAAGCATCACCATGACGCCGGCGGCGGACCCGCGTCGATGCTCATGTCGAGCCGACGCAGCACCCAAAGGCCAACCTTCAACCTCGGCCAGACGGTAGCCGGCTTCGACCATCCCGGTGGACTCATCACCTACATGCCCAAGCAGCTCTCTTTTGTGAGCACCACCATGGATGTCTACACCGGCAACGCGACCGTTCCGCCCCCGGCCCAAAATAAGCGGACCACGGCCACCGATGTCGCCATCTGTGGAACCTTCCTCGAAGGCTCACGGATCCGCAGCGAAGCCGCCTTTGCCTTTACGCACATTTTGCTGTGTGACGCAGCCGTTGAAATCCGGGACGGCTACATCAGTAACGCCACCCCCGAAACCGTCGCCAACCAGGATCTCTTGCAGATTCCCTCCGGCAGCGGCAATTGGTGGCGCGTTATCCTCTCCCACTGGGTGCTGATCCCGACACTGGGCCGCCGCAAAGTGATCATTGCCGATCGCCAAACCACACCGACCAATTGGCCCCAACTCCTTTAACGACCATGCCTGAACCACAAAGCGGTCCGCCGATTACCTATCTGCCCAACGATGTGGCGTTCGTGCCCTCGTCCATGGACGTCTTCACCGGCACCGGAACCATTCCGCCGCCAGCGGGCAACAAGCGGACCACGGCGGCGTCCTGCCTGGTCTGCGGCACTTTCCTGGAAGGCAGCCGTAACCGCCAGCAAGCCGGCTTCGGCTACACCCATGTCATCCTTTGCGACCCGAACCTGGAAATCCGCGACGGCTATACCCAGGACACCAGCGCCCCGACCGCCACCATTCAAGATGTTCTGCAGATGCCGACCGCCAGCACCAACTACTGGGTGGTGATCTTCTCGTTCGTGGCCGAGATCCCCGCCCTGGGGCGGCGGAAGATCATTTTGGCGGACCGGCGGACCCCGGTCGGCAGCTGGCCCAATCTGCTTTAGAGCCCACTTCTTTGGAGTGCGGCGTTGGTCGCCGCTTTGGATTAGGCGGCGCAATCCAAAGCGGCGCCCAACGCCGCACTCCAAAGACTATATATTGATTTACTACACCTATTCTGTTACACTACAAATCGTCAAAGGTAACTCCTTATGGCCATGATAAACGGCAACAACGGGAAAGTGGCTTACTGGCTGCTCGGCATCCTGGCGCCGACCCTCCTCGGCGGCGTGACCGGCTGGGTCACGTCCACCAGCGTCCGGCTGGCCCACCATGGTGAGCACCTGGCCGTCCTGGAGTCGCAAATCAAAGACACGCGCGAAGAGCTTCAGCGAATCAACCAGAAGTTAGACCGGCTCTTGGAAAGGAGAAGCCCATGAAAATCGTCGCCCTGCGCCGCTGGAAACGGGACGGCAGCATCAACCTGCTTTCGCCCATCCATGCCGTCCGCAACCTCCAGTACAACGGCTACCACGAGAATCTCGCCACCCTCTGGTTTGCCCTGCAAAACGGGGCAGTACTTCACACCAAAAATGCAACCCTTTGTTTCTCTCCGATGAGGTGACCCGATGCTAACCGCTGATGATCTCAAAGCCGTGCTGATCCATGCCGCCTACACCGGCGCCGTGGCCGTCTGCGAGCCGTTGCTCTCCAATCCCGACGGCACCCAGGTCCAGATCGATCCACTCATCAAGGATGTCGGCCTGCAGCAGAAGGACCTGCTGGTTTACGAAGTCGCCAAGATCCATTATGCCGCGATCCTTCGCGCTTTCGCGGACAAGAGCGGCATCTGGCCCGACCCGGTGGTTGCCGGCTCGGGCACCGCAGGACCGGCCATGCCCAGGACGGCCCAGGGCCTGGTCGATTATGTCCAGCTGGCGTTGAAGGCGCTGCCGCCCAGCGGCGTCTCCACGGCCGCGGGGCTGCTGCTGCCAATCCTGAACACCGTGGTCGCGCCGTCCACCCCGCCCAAGCAGCCCGGCACGGACATACCGTCCAGCAAGTAGCGTTTAGCCAACAGTAGGGTGGCCGGGGCTGGAGTCTTCGGAAGCCCCGGCGGAAGCGCCAAGTAACTTGCTTGCCCGACCGGGGCTTCCGAAGACTCCAGCCCCGGCCACCCATCACCTGGGCGCAAAGAGAGAAAAGACAGTCCTGCACGCAGAAGCGCAGGATCCTACGGGCGGGGACACTTGGGGCTGTCTCCGCCCAGCCTTTAAGTCACCCTTCGTGATACCGCCTTCTCGATGGACACACCTATGCGTATCACCAAACTCCTTCTCCTCGCCGCCTTGGCCCTGTGCCAGCCCGCTCACCGGGCCCAGGCGGCCCCGCCGTCTCCGGAGGAACTGGCCAATGCCGTTGTTCGCCTTCCCTCCCACGGCGCCAGCGCCACCGTCATTGAAACGCAAACAGGCCGCTCTCTGCTGTTATCTTGCGGCCATGCTTTTCGCGGAACTGGGCGTGCGAAGGCCATTCTGGTGGATGCTCCGCATCCTTCGGCCGGCCGTCCGAAACAAGTCGGCGTGCGGCTGCTGCAAGTGGATTATGAAGCCGATTTGTCGCTCATCGAGCTGGGCGACGGCCCGTTGCCGTTTGTGGCGCCCGTAGCGCCTTCCGGACATGCTCCCGGCTCCCAGCTTCTTTCGGTCGGCTTCGACGAGATGAGATGGCCGGCTACCCGGAAAACCGCCCGCCTGTGGCGGGGGCAGCCGGGGGAGACAGACGTCGCTCTCACTCACACTGTGGAAAGGCCATGGCACGGTCGATCCGGCGGCGCCCTGCTCGATCTGGACACTGGTTATTTGATCGGCGTGGTTTCCGGCTATGAGGTCTCCGGGCAGAGACGCGGTATTTACGCCAGCCACGCCGCGATCCTTCGCTTTCTTTCCGCCGTCGGAGGCGGGAGCGTGCACGGCCGGGACAAGTACCCTGCATCTCCTCAGGGTCCCGAGCCTGGTATCGGTCTGCGGCCGACGCCTTTTGGTCATGGGTGGGGACCGCGGCCGCAGCTGAGCGCTCCCCCTCCTTTTTGTCCGCTTGGTAAATCCTGAAGGTAACGTTAACCGTCGCTCGTCGAGCGACCCAGAGGACCAACCATGAGTCTGGCAAAAATTTTCCAGGAAGAGTTCCACAGGCTCCACACGCACGAGGAGCTTGCCGACACCGCGGGTGATTGCGTCACCACCCTATGCATGGTGCTCGCCAAAATCAACCCCCGGAAACGCCGCGAAGTCCTGCGGATTATCCACGACAACATCGACCTCGGCGCTCAGGCCATCGCCGCCATCGAAAAACTGCAGTCTTAGCCCTCCTCCGAGCGGGGGGCGTTAGCCCCCTTGAGTCTTCCTGGCGCACAAGACTCAGGGGGCTAACGCCCCCCGCTCGGAGGGTTGGCTCCGGGCTAAACGAGTCAACCTACACCCTGAAAGAAGGTACCCAAGTCATGAAAGCCGGATGGAAAACCTCTGAATTCTGGATTGCCCTGGTCACCAAGCTCCTGGCCGTATTGTGCGTGACCGGGGTTATTCGAGGCGCGGACGAACAACATCTGACCGAGACCGCCACCAAAGCGATCATGGGCGTCTTCAGCATTCTGGCGGCGGCCAAGGTGGTCAGTGAGTACATCAAGGGGCGCAGCGCCGTCAAAAGCAACCTCTCGGCCTATGTTCTGTTGGCCTTCCTGCTCCTGCCCGGCCTGGCCAACGCCCAACCACCCGCGACGCGCCACCCGCCACCCGTTACGCACACTTGCCTGTTCGGCTGCCGCTGCGGCCAAGGGGCACGAACCGATCCGGCAATGATGGCCCTTTTGCAGCAGATCGCCAACAACCAGCAGCAGATGCTTCAGCTGTTGCAGCAGCTCCTCAGCCAGCCCCATGCCCCGCAGCAGCCGCAATTGATCGTCCTGGGCGGCCCGATGCAGCAGATTCCGCTCGGTGGGCCGCCCCGCCAAGATATTCCGCTCGGCGGCCCGCCGCGGCAGGAGATTCCTCTGGGTGGTCCACCCAAGCAGGAGCTGCCGCTCGGCCCGCCGCCGAAACAGGAGGTTCCGCTGGGTCCTGGTCCTCGGCAGCAGATACCTTTGGGGCCTGAGCCGAGCCAGCCGATGCCGAAGGCCGGGGCGACCCAGCCGCAGCGGTACTCCATGGCTACCCTATGGCGTCCAGCGCGGCGCTAGAGGCCAATGACCAATTCCCAATGACCAATGACCAAAGAATGACCAATCACCAATGCCCAAACAAAAACGCCTTCGTGGTTGGTCATTGGGAATTGGTCATTGGGCATTCTTTGGTGATTGGGAATTGGTCATTGGACATTAACGCTTGGCTCGTGCGACTGAGAACTCTTAGAATTGCCAGCCATGAAATGTCTCTCTCTGATCCAACCCTGGGCCACCCTGATCCTTACCGGCGCCAAGACCCACGAAACCCGCCGCTGGTCCACCAGCCACCGGGGCCTGCTCGCCATCCACGCCAGCCGCACGGTGCCGCTGGGTATTCAGCATCTGTGTGACGAGGAGCCATTTTGCTCCGCGCTTCGCGCCGCCGGCTACGAATCGGCCGTCGAGCTGCCGCGCGGCGTGATCCTCGGAACTGTGGAGCTGCTCGACGTGCTTGCCGTGGACCGCCTGGACCTAAGCCAACTCCCGCCCAGGGAGATCGCCTTTGGCGACTTCAGCCCCGGCCGCTTCGCCTGGAAGCTGGCCAACCCGGTGTTGTTCGCGGAACCGCTGTCTGTCCGTGGCAAACCAGGCCTGTTTCAGACCGACGAGCACTCCTCTCCGAGCGGGGGGCGTTAG